TTTAAAATTTTTAAAATGTTTTTTATTTTTTTAAAATTTATTCGTATATGTACTATTTTTATTTATATTAAAATATTATATATTATTAGTACTTTGAAATATGAAAGATGATGAATATTTTTTTCATCAATCACCTGTATCTTTATGTAAAGATATTATAAGTAATATACCATTTGATAATGATGATATTTTATTAGAACCGTTTGCAGGAGAAAATTCATTTTATGATAATTTTCCTGATATATTAGAAAAACATCGTTGTGAAATAGAAGATGGATTATGTTATAAAGATTTTGATTATGATGGTATTAAACCTAATACTATTATAACAAATCCACCATTTCGCATAAATGGTAAAAATGCTTTTTTTGATATAATGTTATTTTATTCTCAAATAAAAAGTATTAAAAACATGTATATATTATGTAGTGCAATATGTTTTGAGAGTTTAACACCAATTAGAATGTTTAAATTAAATGAAAAAGGATTATTTATAAATAAAATTACAATTATAAATATTAAGAAATGGAGAGGTAGATACATACTTATAAATTTTAATAGAACTTATAATCCTAGTTTTGATTATTATAGCGGAAATTATGAATAATTAAAATATTTTATAATAGTAAAGATGGAAAAAATACCTTATAAAAAAACTGAGAAATATAAAGAATACAATAAAGAATACCAACGAGCATACCGTAGGTCTAAGCGAATATTAAAAGATAGTGAGAATATTGAAACACCTAATATATTATTGAAAAGGAAAGATAAAGGTCTAAGTGACGGAACAAAAAAACAATATATAAAAATAATTTTAAGATTACACAAAGAGTTTTCTAAAAAACCTGATAATGATTTAGAAGAAGTATTAAATCAAATTTTTAGTGGCGAAGAAATAACTGATTACCATTATAATATAGTAAAATTAAAAATGACTTATGTAAATAATACAAGTTTTGTAACTATAATGGAAAATAAATATTTAAATAAAACATCATTAAAAGTTAATCTAATACCTTTTACAACCCTTTTAGGGTATTTATCGGGAAATGTAAATTTTAAAAAGAAATATGATTTTTTTAACAATTATATTGTTACTTTAAATAACAATTACGAAAAAGAACGAGATGATAATTATATTAGTGAAGAAGATAAGAAAAAAATAATAATAGATTATACTGATGATACTTTATTAGGAAATATTGAGAAATTAGATAATAGTTTTGAAAAAATTATTTATGGTATTTATACTATGATGCCTCCTAGAAGATTAGAATATCAAAATGTATATATATCATCATCGTCTTATAAAGTTTTGCCTGATAAAAACTATTTAATATTACATAAAAAAATACCTCAAAAATTTATATTTCAAGATTATAAAACAGCAAAAACATATGGGAAAGTGGAATTATTAATACCTGAAATATTAAAACCATATATAAGTCAATATTTAAAAGATAATAAAATTAAAAATAATGATTTGTTTATAAATTTAAATAATAATAATTTTACTAATAAAATTAAAAAAACATTTTATAAAGTTTATAATGAAGATATTAGCGTTAGATGGTTACGAATTAGTTATGCGACTATGTTAGATAGTTTAGATATATCAAATAATGAGAAAGAAGAAAAAACAATACAAATGGGACATAACTTAACTCAAAGTGGAAAATATAAGAAATTACTTAGATAATTCTTTTTCTATTAAAACTTTTTCTATCATATCAACTATATCTTTACAATTTACTTTTTTAACATATTCTTTTATTACAGCGTTCTCTTCGCCTAATTCTTTTACTTTTTTAAGTCTATATCTTTCACGATTTTGAGTTTGTATATGTTCTCTCCATACAGGGTCATTTTCGTATCTGTTTTTGCGATATATTTTTTGACGCTGTCTTTCTTTTTCAGCATCTAAAAGTCTGTATTTAGGAAGTTCAACCGAAGACATTTTTATTTATGTATTTATATGATTTAATGTTTATATCATTTTTTTATCATTTTTTTTTATATGCGTTTATAAAAATTGATTTAAAGAATAAGATAATTATAATATATAGGAGATATATATAGAGTAGCAATGTTTAAAACCGTAAAAGTTGGAGATATAAACACACATAAAAATGAAAGCAAGGAAATAACACCAGAGTTGTATAATGAGGAGATACAAAAAATTAGGTGTCCTTGCGAAAGTCTAGATGGAAGACAAATAAAATTGTTTGCTGATTTTGACGGAGCAGTTGAAATTGCTAATATTAGCACTAGTGAAAAAGCACATGAATTAAAACTTCTTCTTTTAAAAGCATGGGATTTTATACCTAGTATTGATTACATTAAATATGATTATAGAGAAATCCGTGAAAAAAACGGAATTTCTAAATATTCAATTCATTTTATAGTAAATGATTTTAGATGTTCTTTATCTACTTTAAGAGATATTTTAGAACCTATGTTACCCAGAGATATTTTTGATAAAAGTGTTTATTCAAAAAATAGGGGAATGCATGGAGTTTTCACTGATAAAAAGTTAGATAGAGATAATAATGTTATATCAGTACCTAAATTACTTCCAAACCCCGACGAAACTGATTTTAATATTTGTAATCATTTGATTACTTATATTGAAGAAGAATTTAAAGATGTAGATTTAATGTATAAAGATAAGATTGATGTATTAGAGGCAGAAAGGAGAAAAAAAGAGGAGGGGAAAGCAAAATCTATTTTAGATAAACTTAATAAAAATTTAAATAAAATTTCATCTACTGAACTTTCGTTATATACTGAACTAGTCAAATGTTTAAGTATAAAAAGAGCGGACGAATATAATGATTGGATGCATGTTGGTTGGACTTTATTTAATATTAATGATTGTGAAGAAATGTTAAATTTATGGATTGAATTTTCTAAAAAAAGTAAAAGTTTTACTGATGGAGAATGTGAAAATTTGTGGAGTGGTTTTAAATGTAGTACTTTAACTGTTGGAACTTTAAAATATCAAGCAAAATTAGATAATCCAGAAGAATATAAAAAAGTTATTGCAAAATCATTAGATTGTGTATTAGTTTCTGCTATAAGAAATGGAGGAAATCATTTTGATGTAGCAAAAGTTGCATTTAATTTATTAGGAGATAAATTAAAATATGATGATAATACTAAATGTTGGTATCATTTAAATGATAGTGATAATATTTGGAAAGAAAGCAAAGACGGGATATGGATACTTTCTTTATTAGCAACTGATGTATGTTCTTTATTCGTAGAAAAATTTAAACAATATATGATTGGTGAGGAGAATGCTTTTGCTGGTATTGCTTCAAAAATATCATTACAATTAAAAAATACATCTTTTGCTGAAAGTGTTAAAAAACAAATGAAAACTTTATTTAATGAATATAAATTTTATGAAAAATGTATTGATAAAAAAATCCATTTATTTGCTTTCAATAATAAAGTATATGATTTAGATAATAAAAAATTTAGAAATATAGAACCAGAAGATTATATTATGACTACTTGTGGATTTGATTGGGACAATAAAGGTGTTGATATTGATAAAGCAAATATACATAATTTGATAAATCAAATACAACCAGAAGAATTAGAAAGAGAATACTTTTTAAAAGTTTTAGCATCAAGACTTTATGGGAAAAATTTTCATCAAGAATTTTATGTATGGACTGGTTCAGGTGCTAACGGAAAATCTCTTTTAATTAATTTAATATCTTCATCATTTGGTAATTATCATAAAAAAGTTAATAGTGATAATTTTACTAAAAAAAGTAGTTCAAGTAATTCAACTAGTGATATGGCGAATGCTTTTGGTTGTCGTATTGTTACATTTGAAGAACCAGAAGATGACGAAAAACTACAATCTTGTAAAATTAAAGAATTATCAGGTGATAGCGAGATTTCTGTTAGGGGTTTGTTTAAAGAAGCAATATCATTTGTACCACAATTTGCAGTATTTGGTATAATGAACGATATGCCTACTCTCACAAAGGTAGAACCCGCAATTAAAAGAAGATTTCGTGTTATTGATTTCCCAACAATTTTTACAGAAAAACCTAAACACTCTTACGAAAGAAAGATAGATGTTAGTTTAAATGGTTTAATCAGTAATAATGTATTATTTAAAAGAGCATTTATTGGGATACTAATTGATGTGTGGGAAAAACATGATTTAAAAGAGAAATTTAAAGTTCCACCTAGTATTTTTATTAAAACAAACGATTATTTTGTAGATACTGACTTTGTTGCTAATTTTATGAATGAAAATTATGAATTTGTAGAACCAGAAAAAGAGAATTTAAATACTAAAATGAGGTCATCAACATTATACGACGATTATAGAAGGGCGTTGCCCCAAGGTGATAAACCTATGAATACTACGGCATTTAAAAAACAGGTTGAAAGATTAAAGTATATATATCATAAAGATAAGAAAGGTGCTTTTATAAAGAATATTAAAAAGAGAGATGAGGAAGAAGAGTGACTATTTATTGATATATTACAAACCTATGTATAAAAGAGTACATATCTCTCTAAATATCTATCAAATATTATTTTTATATTTTTTTATATTTTAAAACGATTATGTACTATTTATTATTAGTATTATATATATAATACTAATATATATATAAAATTTAGTATTATTTTCATATATCTCGTAGAGTTCTAGGGGTGGTGGCGGTGGTGGCGATGGTGGCATTTCCCAATCCTATTCTACAAATGAAATATATATACGGAGAATTTATACCGCCACCGACGCCCACCACCACCACCTTTTACACACACACACACCTGCCGACCCCTTTTAAGACCGTTTAGGTATTATTAATTAAACATTATTAATTATCTTTACACCTGTATCATCTCTTTTATAGATTGTGCTTCCTTACGCTCTTACACTCCTACACTCCTACTATTGTCCTTACTAAAAGGGATATAAGAAAATTAATATAAATTTATATTAATTTTCTTATATCCCTTTTAGTAAGGACAATAGTAGGAGTGTAGGAGTGTAAGAGCGTAAGGAAGCACAATCTATAAAAGAGATGATACAGGTGTAAAGATAATTAATAATGTTTAATTAATAATACCTAAACGGTCTTAAAAGGGGTCGGCAGGTGTGTGTGTGTGTAAAAGGTGGTGGTGGTGGGCGTCGGTGGCGGTATAAATTCTCCGTATATATATTTCATTTGTAGAATAGGATTGGGAAATGCCACCATCGCCACCACCGCCACCACCCCTAGAACTCTACGAGATATATGAAAATAATACTAAATTTTATATATATATTAGTATTATATATATAATACTAATAATAAATAGTACATAATCGTTTTAAAATATAAAAAAATATAAAAATAATATTTGATAGATATTTAGAGAGATATGTACTCTTTTATACATAGGTTTGTAATATATCAATAAATAGTCACTCTTCTTCCTCATCTCTCTTTTTAATATTCTTTATAAAAGCACCTTTCTTATCTTTATGATATATATACTTTAATCTTTCAACCTGTTTTTTAAATGCCGTAGTATTCATAGGTTTATCACCTTGGGGCAACGCCCTTCTATAATCGTCGTATAATGTTGATGACCTCATTTTAGTATTTAAATTCTCTTTTTCTGGTTCTACAAATTCATAATTTTCATTCATAAAATTAGCAACAAAGTCAGTATCTACAAAATAATCGTTTGTTTTAATAAAAATACTAGGTGGAACTTTAAATTTCTCTTTTAAATCATGTTTTTCCCACACATCAATTAGTATCCCAATAAATGCTCTTTTAAATAATACATTATTACTGATTAAACCATTTAAACTAACATCTATCTTTCTTTCGTAAGAGTGTTTAGGTTTTTCTGTAAAAATTGTTGGGAAATCAATAACACGAAATCTTCTTTTAATTGCGGGTTCTACCTTTGTGAGAGTAGGCATATCGTTCATTATACCAAATACTGCAAATTGTGGTACAAATGATATTGCTTCTTTAAACAAACCCCTAACAGAAATCTCGCTATCACCTGATAATTCTTTAATTTTACAAGATTGTAGTTTTTCGTCATCTTCTGGTTCTTCAAATGTAACAATACGACAACCAAAAGCATTCGCCATATCACTAGTTGAATTACTTGAACTACTTTTTTTAGTAAAATTATCACTATTAACTTTTTTATGATAATTACCAAATGATGAAGATATTAAATTAATTAAAAGAGATTTTCCGTTAGCACCTGAACCAGTCCATACATAAAATTCTTGATGAAAATTTTTCCCATAAAGTCTTGATGCTAAAACTTTTAAAAAGTATTCTCTTTCTAATTCTTCTGGTTGTATTTGATTTATCAAATTATGTATATTTGCTTTATCAATATCAACACCTTTATTGTCCCAATCAAATCCACAAGTAGTCATAATATAATCTTCTGGTTCTATATTTCTAAATTTTTTATTATCTAAATCATATACTTTATTATTGAAAGCAAATAAATGGATTTTTTTATCAATACATTTTTCATAAAATTTATATTCATTAAATAAAGTTTTCATTTGTTTTTTAACACTTTCAGCAAAAGATGTATTTTTTAATTGTAATGATATTTTTGAAGCAATACCAGCAAAAGCATTCTCCTCACCAATCATATATTGTTTAAATTTTTCTACGAATAAAGAACATACATCAGTTGCTAATAAAGAAAGTATCCATATCCCGTCTTTGCTTTCTTTCCAAATATTATCACTATCATTTAAATGATACCAACATTTAGTATTATCATCATATTTTAATTTATCTCCTAATAAATTAAATGCAACTTTTGCTACATCAAAATGATTTCCTCCATTTCTTATAGCAGAAACTAATACACAATCTAATGATTTTGCAATAACTTTTTTATATTCTTCTGGATTATCTAATTTTGCTTGATATTTTAAAGTTCCAACAGTTAAAGTACTACATTTAAAACCACTCCACAAATTTTCACATTCTCCATCAGTAAAACTTTTACTTTTTTTAGAAAATTCAATCCATAAATTTAACATTTCTTCACAATCATTAATATTAAATAAAGTCCAACCAACATGCATCCAATCATTATATTCGTCCGCTCTTTTTATACTTAAACATTTGACTAGTTCAGTATATAACGAAAGTTCAGTAGATGAAATTTTATTTAAATTTTTATTAAGTTTATCTAAAATAGATTTTGCTTTCCCCTCCTCTTTTTTTCTCCTTTCTGCCTCTAATACATCAATCTTATCTTTATACATTAAATCTACATCTTTAAATTCTTCTTCAATATAAGTAATCAAATGATTACAAATATTAAAATCAGTTTCGTCGGGGTTTGGAAGTAATTTAGGTACTGATATAACATTATTATCTCTATCTAACTTTTTATCAGTGAAAACTCCATGCATTCCCCTATTTTTTGAATAAACACTTTTATCAAAAATATCTCTGGGTAACATAGGTTCTAAAATATCTCTTAAAGTAGATAAAGAACATCTAAAATCATTTACTATAAAATGAATTGAATATTTAGAAATTCCGTTTTTTTCACGGATTTCTCTATAATCATATTTAATGTAATCAATACTAGGTATAAAATCCCATGCTTTTAAAAGAAGAAGTTTTAATTCATGTGCTTTTTCACTAGTGCTAATATTAGCAATTTCAACTGCTCCGTCAAAATCAGCAAACAATTTTATTTGTCTTCCATCTAGACTTTCGCAAGGACACCTAATTTTTTGTATCTCCTCATTATACAACTCTGGTGTTATTTCCTTGCTTTCATTTTTATGTGTGTTTATATCTCCAACTTTTACGGTTTTAAACATTGCTACTCTATATATATCTCCTATATATTATAATTATCTTATTCTTTAAATCAATTTTTATAAACGCATATAAAAAAAAATGATAAAAAAATGATATAAACATTAAATCATATAAATACATAAATAAAAATGTCTTCGGTTGAACTTCCTAAATACAGACTTTTAGATGCTGAAAAAGAAAGACAGCGTCAAAAAATATATCGCAAAAACAGATACGAAAATGACCCTGTATGGAGAGAACATATACAAACTCAAAATCGTGAAAGATATAGACTTAAAAAAGTAAAAGAATTAGGCGAAGAGAACGCTGTAATAAAAGAATATGTTAAAAAAGTAAATTGTAAAGATATAGTTGATATGATAGAAAAAGTTTTAATAGAAAAAGAATTATCTAAGTAATTTCTTATATTTTCCACTTTGAGTTAAGTTATGTCCCATTTGTATTGTTTTTTCTTCTTTCTCATTATTTGATATATCTAAACTATCTAACATAGTCGCATAACTAATTCGTAACCATCTAACGCTAATATCTTCATTATAAACTTTATAAAATGTTTTTTTAATTTTATTAGTAAAATTATTATTATTTAAATTTATAAACAAATCATTATTTTTAATTTTATTATCTTTTAAATATTGACTTATATATGGTTTTAATATTTCAGGTATTAATAATTCCACTTTCCCATATGTTTTTGCTGTTTTATAATCTTGAAATATAAATTTTTGAGGTATTTTTTTATGTAATATTAAATAGTTTTTATCAGGCAAAACTTTATAAGACGATGATGATATATATACATTTTGATATTCTAATCTTCTAGGAGGCATCATAGTATAAATACCATAAATAATTTTTTCAAAACTATTATCTAATTTCTCAATATTTCCTAATAAAGTATCATCAGTATAATCTATTATTATTTTTTTCTTATCTTCTTCACTAATATAATTATCATCTCGTTCTTTTTCGTAATTGTTATTTAAAGTAACAATATAATTGTTAAAAAAATCATATTTCTTTTTAAAATTTACATTTCCCGATAAATACCCTAAAAGGGTTGTAAAAGGTATTAGATTAACTTTTAATGATGTTTTATTTAAATATTTATTTTCCATTATAGTTACAAAACTTGTATTATTTACATAAGTCATTTTTAATTTTACTATATTATAATGGTAATCAGTTATTTCTTCGCCACTAAAAATTTGATTTAATACTTCTTCTAAATCATTATCAGGTTTTTTAGAAAACTCTTTGTGTAATCTTAAAATTATTTTTATATATTGTTTTTTTGTTCCGTCACTTAGACCTTTATCTTTCCTTTTCAATAATATATTAGGTGTTTCAATATTCTCACTATCTTTTAATATTCGCTTAGACCTACGGTATGCTCGTTGGTATTCTTTATTGTATTCTTTATATTTCTCAGTTTTTTTATAAGGTATTTTTTCCATCTTTACTATTATAAAATATTTTAATTATTCATAATTTCCGCTATAATAATCAAAACTAGGATTATAAGTTCTATTAAAATTTATAAGTATGTATCTACCTCTCCATTTCTTAATATTTATAATTGTAATTTTATTTATAAATAATCCTTTTTCATTTAATTTAAACATTCTAATTGGTGTTAAACTCTCAAAACATATTGCACTACATAATATATACATGTTTTTAATACTTTTTATTTGAGAATAAAATAACATTATATCAAAAAAAGCATTTTTACCATTTATGCGAAATGGTGGATTTGTTATAATAGTATTAGGTTTAATACCATCATAATCAAAATCTTTATAACATAATCCATCTTCTATTTCACAACGATGTTTTTCTAATATATCAGGAAAATTATCATAAAATGAATTTTCTCCTGCAAACGGTTCTAATAAAATATCATCATTATCAAATGGTATATTACTTATAATATCTTTACATAAAGATACAGGTGATTGATGAAAAAAATATTCATCATCTTTCATATTTCAAAGTACTAATAATATATAATATTTTAATATAAATAAAAATAGTACATATACGAATAAATTTTAAAAAAATAAAAAACATTTTAAAAATTTTAAA